ATCTCCCCAAAAGAATAAATCTTTTTTACAGTAATCTATGTAAGGATGTTAGTCACTTTGAAGATTCTGTAGTACTGGTTAGTTTTCACTGCAGCTAATCCAGAGGCAGGTGTTGCACCTACGAATGGGTTTGATGCCATACCGTAACGAGTTTTGAACCCGATTTTCGGAGCGAAAGTATCTTCAGCGACTGCCTTGACCATTTGTAGTGGTACATATGGGCAATAGAATACACCTGAGTCATATGGGTTGTTACCCTTATAACCTACAGTTACATAGTCTGTACTTGCATATGGGTCGATGTATACTTTGATACGTCCGTTCAATAGACCAGCGAATGTGTTACCTGTATCGTCAACTTGTAGTTGATTTGAGATGGCAGGTGAGTAGTCTAAAGTTCCAGCAGCAGCTAATGCAGTTGCAACATCTGATGAACAGATGATTACGTTACCTTTACCGCGACGAGTTTCTTTAGCGATTACGTTACACTCTCTGTCGATTTGTACTCCGAGACCTTTGAACTTCTCTGCACTCCAACGACCATCAGCGTCTGATGACATGTTGAATATACCGTTTGAAGTTACGTTTGCCTGTTGCGCACCAGTTTTAGCTTGTGAGTTGATTGTTCTGATAACTTCGCGGTTTATTTCTGCGAGGATTTCAGTTGACAATATGTTAGCTAATTCTGTTTCTGCGTCAAGACCGTGGATTGCTTTTAGGTCTTGTGCGAGTTCTAGTGAGTACTCAGCTTTCAACGCACGTGACTTTGCAGTAACGGTTGATTTCTCGATTGTGAAACCCATTTCGTTGAATGTTGAACCACCAGTTGCACCTAATGCTTCTGCGTCTGCAGTTGGCATACCGCCTGCACCTAATGCAGTTAGACGTGCGCCTTCTGAGTCGATACCATTCCAACCAGATGCGTTATCTGAGTCATGTGTACCGGCAGAGTCACCTGCGAAACGTGTTTGCGCTTCGTTGAATAATGCCTCTGTTGATGATGTTGCACCTTTACCGTAACGTGATTTCATCGCAAAGATAAGACCTGTTGGGCCATTCATTGGTTGAACACCACATACGTCGTATGCAATTAGGTTAGGCATTGAACGTCGTACTAATGAGATTAGTACTGGGTCAAAGTTTGCAACAGATGATGTTGCGTTGCCTGGAGCAGAAACGTGCTCTCCTAAGAAGCCGTGCATTGCAGAGCGTTCTTCTTGAAGTGCCTTTTCTTGGTTTTCTAGGATAGCGGCAGTTACTTGACGACGGTGGTGGTCAGTAATTGCGACCCCTTCGTCTAGGACTGGAGCCCACTTTTCTATTAGTCTGTCGTATGATACTTGCATGAGTTAATTCCTTATTGTTTTGCAGTTTTACGAATTGTGGAGAGGTAAGATGCCATTACATCAGAAACTTCAACCGTTTGGTCGGCTTCTTCTGCAAGGTCTTGACTTACTTCTTCTTTGATTGTTTTACTAAAGTATGACTCTTTGATTGTGTTTACTTTGGTTGAGAATAATTCCTCACTTACAAAGTCTACATCTTCAACGAGTGTTTTTAGTTTTTCAACTTGTGTCTCTGCAAGGTCACGAGATGCTTCACGTATAATTGTGTTTCTCTTGTATCCTTCTAGTTCCACTGTAGTGTCGATTACTTTCTGTGTTTGTTCGTTGAGTTTTGTTTCCAACTCATCTACAGACTCAGACAGTTCATCAACTAGGTCAACTTTAGATTCTGGAACATCAATGTAAGACTCAGTAAAGAGGTCTTTCATTTTCTCCATGAAAGTTTCAGCAATCTCTGTGCGCAGACCATTCTGCACTGCAAGTTTGTTGTCTTCCATCCAAGTTTCAACTACATAGTTGAGGTAGTTGTCCACCTTTTCAACAAGGTCAGATTTAGTTGAAGATACTTCTTCTGCTAACTCTGATTTGTATTGTGCTTCTAATCTGTCAACTTCTTCAGATAACTTTGATTTCAATGCACTTTTAAAAAAGTATTGCGGTTTTTTGCTTGAACTCTTCGGAAAGAGTAGCTTCAGACTCGACTAATGCTTCCAACTCAGATGAAGTATCGATTGACTCTTTTACTTCGTCTTTGTTTTCTGTCTTATCCATATTGTCCTTGTGATAGGACGCATACATGTTTTCCATTTCCACTTTGGACATTTCCAACATTTTGTCACTCATCGCACTAATCATACCCGCTTTTGTTTTAGGGTGTACTTTTTTGATTTGGTCAGGAGCGTCGTCAGCAACTTTGTCTACAGCTTTCACTGCGTCATCAGGCATGATGGCGTCAGGGTCTTCTTTAGGTTTCGGTGCTTTACCGTCCATCTCTTCGAGAGTTTGTTCAACGATTTCGTCTGTTACTACATCGTCGAGGTCTTCATGTTTTTCAGTCATAATGACTCCTTACATTTTAGTTTTTAGTAACGAGAGGAAATTCTTAAACTCTCGAACACTAGTCTCATATAAGACCGTCTTCGGAGCATTCTTTATTTCAATCTCCATTTGTTCAATGACTTGAGGTTTTAGAACGCCGTTATCCCAAATCCAATCAACACCTTCCATTATACCATTAACAAAAGCATCTGGTGCTGATGGGTCTTGTACGATGTCAACCGTACTAAGAATAAAGTCGTCTTTCACGACCATTGCGCCA